ATGTTTGACGTTGTTGATTCCCAAATGTTCAATTTCTCGACGCGCTTGTTTTTTAACAAGCATGCAATCTCAAAAAAGGATGGCTACGTTTCGCTGTACATCGAGGTGTATATCGCGGTGGACAGGCGCTATGAGCAGGGCCGGTTCCCCTTGTCTCTACGGTGGCCGGCCGATAGGGTGGACCGCGATGCCGGGTTGCTGTTGCCCCGACATCGAAGCGACCCGGACGCAAATGATTATAACATGATCATCATGGATAGGAGGGGGCAATACAATGAAGTTGCCAAAATGTTCCGGCTGGCCAATCGTGTGCTCGACTTGAAATCGTTCCGGCGTGAACTCAAATACAACGACAGTAGGGTATCGCTGGCGAAGTTTATGCAGGAACGGAATAATGAACGGTATGCGCAAGGCGAAATCCAAAAGCAAACGTGGAAGAACACCAAATGTACGATAAAGGCATTGATCGAGTTTCAGGAATTGATACGGTTTGATGAGATTGACGAGGCGTGGATGAAACGGTTTCGGCAGCATTTAAAAAAGACCGGCTTACGGATGAGCTCGATATGGACGCGGATAAAGGACTTGAAAGCATACCTACGGCTTGCAGACCAAGAAGCAACGATATCCGTGAATCCTAAAGCCATCAATTTCTCAAACCAAAAGGTAGATTCGTTAACTGTTTATTGCAATCGTGACGAAATAAAGCGGTTGATGATATTGCTTCGAGCGGGCAATCTGACAGGCACCCAAACACAGGTTCTTCGTGCGTTTTTGTTTACTTGCTTTACGAGCTTGCGGGTAAGCGATCTGTACCGGGCTAACGCGGAATGGTTGGTTACTGATAACATGCTGGTGTTTACCCAACATAAGAATCGGGAACGGAAGCCCAAGGCCGTGAAGATACCGTTGAACTCAATTGCAAAATCTTTGATTAAAGAGGCTAGGCAAACTTTTTTTGAGTTGCCTACTGAACAGGAGTATAACCGGACGTTGAAAGAACTGGCGGCGAAGGCGGAAATACGTAAGAATCTAACGAGCCACGTCGGTCGGCATACGTTCGGGTTTCTGTATATGACGACGGTCGGCAATATTGAGGGGTTGAAGCGGATAATGGGTCATTCGAAGTTGACGACCACGGAACGTTATGCTCACCTGGATGATGATTATAATCTCACCCAGGTGATGAAGTTGGAGGAAGGATTTGAGGATGTGTCCGGTAGGGGGAGAGTAAGGAAAATAGGGTAAGCTTTATCCGAGATATGAGTCTGTAATCAGGCGAGAATCAATATATCTTTCGGTAGATGGGTTGGATCTTAAAACCACCGTCGCGTTCATACCCGATTCAGATGACCATACGAACGCAAAAGACCCCCTATTGTCAACAGTTCCTGTCTTACCGCCAAGAAATTCCGGCAGCAGGCCACGGGTATTAGGCCCAACGGCATTATTAATCATGTATGTCCTTGCATTGGCGCCCGTCACCACCATTTCGTAATCTATAAGTCCCCACCTAGAAGTTATTGAAGGGATGATTGCCTGGATATGTGCGAGCAAATGCAGTTGGTCATTTGCCGTCGACATTCCATTTGTCCATGGGAGAGTGTACGCAGTATTATCCATGCCTAGGGCGGTGGCCTTATCATTCATCGCTGAGATGAAAGCTTCTTTGGCTACATCGTCGTCCGTAGCCGACGGGTTGATAATGTAACCTATCTCACGCGCGATGGCTATCGGCGCGTTATTATCGCTGACGATCAGTGCAGAGGCAAATAGATCCCCGAAGGTGACCACGTCACCCTCCTGCACAAAGTCATCGATTCCCGGGCTGGTCACATCGGATTCCTGAACCGTTACTTGACCAGCGTAATCCGCGATGTATCCCGATGCCACAGTGAGAGTCATCAGTTTGGTAATCGACGCGATGTTGTAGACCGTGCTGCCGTTGTGGCCTGAAACCGATTTATCGGAGAGCCTCATTGTGGAATAGGCGTCCGCCGATATCGTCCGAGCGCCACGCGCAACGCCATAATAATCCGACAGCACGCGGTTCATCCTGTGTATTTTATCGGCGGTGATAGCGCCTTCATAAACAAGGAGCACCGCCAGCTTTCCTTTCCATCCCCGCGAACCCTGATAGTCCGCTCCGAACCTACCGAACGTGAATTCGGTCTTTGAAAGGTGCGTATCGGCAAAGACCGAATCATGGTATATCCGTCCCGACACGGATCCGTTCATTTCAAATCCCGTTATGTGCGGTAGATTATCAAGTGGCGCCACTATTGTATCCGACGCGCTGAATACACGTAGATTTCCATTTGTCGCATGAATGGCAGCGCGTTCGTTGGCTGTCCTGCCGTCAAATAGGAACGATGCCTCCGAACCGGTCAATGCCTCATCGTAGCTGTAAACCGCCACAATATATAAAGGCGCGTTCCTCGATGAAACTGATGCCGATAGCAGCTTTTCCGTTCCCGTGAATTCGGCAGACAATGGCCCGTCATTGATGAATGTAACCAACCCAGGAGCTGCCGTTTCATACGCCGCATCAGGAAATGTGTCTAGCCCGTCTTCTATCGTCTGCACATCAGAATCCGCCGCTATCACCCTGTATGGGTTGTCAACCCCGAAGACCGCCTTCCAACCGTCCTGCTGTGCAAGGCCAAGCACGTGGTTCCAGCTGAATTCTACTGGCTGGTTATCACGGTACCACCGCCACACTTTTCCATCGCTCCACGCCGCTCCTTTGTTGAATACAGGGATAATCGCGCTTCTTCCGTATACAGGTGCTGGTAATTGTGGTACGTCCGGCACCACCGCTATCGATCCGGGAACAATATCTGCCAGCTCCTGCTCGATAACGTCCAATCTGGTTGTGGTTTCGTCAAAAAGGTCAAACCGGATCTGAATATCCCGATCACTATATACGAATTGAAGCGTCACTTCGTCGAGACTACCGGTGGCCTGCGGGCTGCCAAACAATCCACTTGCTTCCGTGGAGGTGATTCCACTATAGCAGAAGAAGCCAATATACTGGCCTTCTTGCACAGCGATGCTGACTTCATGGCTGTTCAATCCAGAAACAGGCGTGATATGGGTATCATCTCCATCCTGCTCGAATGTTGCTCCAGGGCCGGGGGTACCGACAGACGTTTTGTTGAAAATCTTAATCGATAAGGTGTTGGTGCTGCCGGATGAATAATTGAAAGATACCTTCTTTATTGTGCCGTCGTTATCGACCGGTGTAAGCATTATCCTCGTGTAGTTTGGCGACAAAGGAGTGCCGCCATCCGGCGAATCGGCGCCTATGGTCTGAACCAACGGGATTAGTTGATCTTGAATTCCGACCACGTCTTCCTTCGTAGCATACCCAGCCAAGTCAATAGGACTTATCACCGTTTTAAAACCACTCTGCGTGTTACCCGTAATCGTCACAAAACCATCGGTCAAATCTACTTCCAATGGATCGCTGTTATTATCCAAAAAATTGGTATATGTACCACTGTCCGTCGGCTGGTAAGTTCTTGTCACATCATCCGCCGCCACAGGTGAATCACCAGGCGCAATGTCTACGATCTGAAACTGTGCAAGTCTTTCTGGCAGAAACTCGACGATAAAGTTTATCAGTTCTTTGACCGTGGTGCCTCGAAACCCATTTTCAAATGCTTGCTGGGTCAAAAGAATCAAGCTATTCCAATCAGTCGGTTTCGGGTATTTATTGAATTGTGGTTGTAACATGGCGATATAATTATTCGGGTAATTCTAATAATTGCGGGGGTATAGCGATTTCGGGATAGGCTACTTTAAAGTCACTGTATCCGAATGAAAATGTATAACTGTTCAATTCGCGTTGGATATATTCTGGTGCGGGTGATTCGCTGAAGTATATGCCGGTGATGTATCCGAGGTACAAATGGTGTTTGCGGATTGCCCGGAAGAAATCGAGGGCGTGGTTAAGCTGCGAACGAGTGGCCAGTGCGCCGGTGTTTTTTTGTAGCGTTCCGATCGGTTCCGAGAAATAGTCAGTCGTGTATTCGTCGAATCGGGCGTTTGCCGTTGAAGTGCCGGCAACTGATCGCATGGTGCCGGTAAAACGGATGGTATCAATCCCGCCGAGACGGTTCTCAAAAACAAAGAGATCGTCGTATTGGTCGCAAACCTCACCGTAGCGGTAGGTCTGTACGTATTGCCGGGACTGGCCATTGGCTTCGGTATACACTTCCCACTTAATAGGCTCGGCACTGAACTGGCCGATGATCATGCCGGGATTGAGGTTGATGGATTGAACTTTACCAGCCTCGAGCGTGGCGTAGGTAATGGTCTGGGTAGTTGCGTCTGAAAACGTGGCACGGATGCGAACGTCTATGGCTTCGATTGGATAGCAGGTAAGCCACTCGGGGTCGTGGAACTTGACGGCCTTACTGGTGGGCTGCGTGGTGAGCCAGTTGAACCGAAAAAATTGCTCGACATCAAAATCGGCACGTTGGAGAAATCCCTTAACGACGGTGAACACGATAGGGTCTTCGTCGTCTATGTTGACGGTGAACTCGCCATAAGCATGCTGCTGGTGGAAGATGGTCTGCGAATAGTCGGGCACCTTGGCGTATAGCAATTGATGTATGAGGTCGGCAACTTTTACACGAACTCCGCCGTCAACATCGGGGTAATAGAGTTCATCCAACATCAACGTGCTTCCCTGGTATAGCTTGAACGTAACGGAAACAGCCACATCTTCGAGGATGAAGTCGGGCACATTGCCGGATAGGTTCAACGCATGTGGCTGTTGGGAGATGGTCATCGTCTCGGTCGATTAAAATTCTTTAATGCGGTATCCAAATCCGGCACCTACGCCGTAGGTAAGGCCGTAGGGTGTCATCACGGCACCGCCGAAGAGGTCGATGCCGAAACGGCTAGGTAGCGTGATTTTATTTACCTGTCGGACGTTGCTAATCTGTATGCGCGGGTCGTTAGCCACGATGGTGGAGAGTACTTGCCGCCGCTTGAATAGCCCTGGCTTTTGTTCGTGCGCAATGACATCAAGATTAAGCGATACTTGCGGATAGAACATGTTGGACGTACGGTTGTACCGGATGTTGAATGTGTTGTCGGCCATCGTAGCCCACTGGGTACCGTTTGCATCAGTTGATAGTATGCCGGCGATGGAATCTTGCAATGTAATGGTGAACCGTTCGAGACGCGTGATCTTATTGACGGCGATATTCAGCGCTTGGCGTAACGTATCCGCATATCCACGCGACACATACAACGATAGGTCGGTGGTTTCTATGGGTGCTACCGTAGCGGCCGACTGCTTATAAACGGTATCGGTAATCGTTTTGATGATTTCGAGCGGCTGGTTCGCGTTTTTCTCTACCTGGGCGGTAAATGCATCGGATAGCGTTTCGTTTTCGCGAAGCTCCGTTAAGTAGGCCCTGCTGACGATGAATAGTGCTACAGTCATGGCTACCATGACGGCGGCAATGATGAATGTTTTCATTGTTTCAATATTTTCTTGACGTTCGATTGCGTTTCTTTTTTGATGGTTGAATCGGACTCGCCGCGACCTTCGCGATACATGCGTATCTGGAACGCGTAATCGAGCAGCTGCTCATTGGTCTGCCTTACCTGTTCGTGCGCCGCGGACAATTCGACATCCTTACGTTTCAGCTCCGACTGGCAGTTGCGGTAATCTTCGCGGTTCTCTGACGCCTCATGGATATACATGCCGATAAATACCAGCGCGATGAAGGGTATCGGGTATTTTTTGAACTTGTCTAAATTCTGCAATACAAATTCTTTCATGGGCCTTTTAGTCTGCCGCTAATATCCGAGTGGGTGGGCGCGAACGAAAGGACAAGGGGGTTTACGCCTCCACAAGGTCTATATGAGCGGGATCGATGCGATTGGCCCGGATGTTTACCTGGATGCGCTCGATGTAAAAATTGCGGCCTTGCAGATGTACCTTTGAAGTGATGTCGAGATTGTGCAGGTCGAGCGGCGTGAGCAGAAAGCTGCCGGATACACGGGCGCGGTCGCGCTCAATCCAGTTCTTGAACCCTGCGTGGAAGTTGGCAAGCAATCCATCGTCACCCGTCCATTTCAACGATAAATCCCCGACGGGGTAATTTGATGGTGTGACCCGATACGGCGATAGTAGTGGATACTGGTGACTAACAAAATCGCTCAATACGTCTGTCATACCCCGATGGAACATGATGTTGGCCCCTTCGGGCCTCGCGCCCCTATCGCCCTGGTAATACGGCACGGCCCACCAATATAGCTCGGGCGGGATATCTACGGCGTTCTCGGCGGTTACCCAGTATTGTTTAGGAACGAGTGGCAAAGGCTTTAAAGATGCTACGGCATCGAATGTGTCTTGTGTGGTGTCGGGCGCCTTGCCATAGCCACCATCCAGTAGTTTAAACGTCATGTATTTGTTCGGCTTGGGCGACGGCGCTGGCTCCAACTGTTCGATGATGCATTCGTAGTAGGCGCCAAGCGATGTTACATTATATACGCGCGTTACTTGGTCGCCCGGATCAAGTACCTGTGCGTCGGCGTCGGTAAACATCGCCCGGAGAGAAGTGACGGAAACCGCGTCGTTTTCGGGTATGTACGGGTCTTCACCTTCGTAGCCGTACTTGTATATGTGTTTTTTTTCGGTCGATATCGTTGGCTTGCCGATAAGTTTTTCATCCCACTTCGTGGCGACGGGTTCCGCGATGATGTCTTTGTTCAACCTGATATCGAAACGACCGTTTTTGATGACCATGGATGCGCAAAAGAGTTTGAGCAGCTCTTTGAGTAGATCGGGGCCGGGATAGGCAGGCAGGAAATCGTTGAGCCGGAAGAAAGGATCAGTCGGGTAACCAGGTGGAAATATTGGGCTGGAACCGAACGGCGGTTTGTTTAGGAACATCATCCCGCCCGGGCCGTTAAATTGTACGCGGGCGCTGGCGTTGTTTTTCCAGTTTTGGAAGTAGGTGGATGGCACGACGAGGTCTTCCAGCTCAGGGGCGTCGAATATGTTGGAGGCTAATGCCGAACCGAATATGGATGATAAGATGTAGTGGACGCGCGTGAAGGGAAATATCGGAGCATGAACAATAGCATAAGGTTCGCCGCGCACGGCTGGCGTGTCTGATCGTAGGGCAAATTCTTCTTCTTCCGGATTGTAATAGTTGATGTATTCGGTGTCCATCATCCGTTGGGGATATCGTAGTGAGGTTACAAACTCACCGCGCACCTGGCGTTGGTAGCTGAACTGCAGTGGCATGTTGTCTGTCTCTACCTTTACCGGTGCTACGACCATGCGCGGGTCGAGACCGTTAGCGGCATCGATGGCCATCTGCCGGTACCGGCCGGCGTAGTTGTGCGGGTCGTCGAAGTCGATATCGGTCCAGTCTGGCGTGTCAAATTCATAGAACTCCATCGGCATTTCGTAGATGTAGGATCGCATGGTTTCAGTCAGATCGGCGCCTTTGAAAGCTGCTTTGATGGTTTGCTCGAAGTTAGTGATGGTGACGATGCCGGTGGCGATGGTGACGGACTGGAAAAGGATGCGGCACGACCGAGTAACGGTGGCGTTGCTCTTGTGAGACGCTATACGGTTGGGGAAGTTGAATGTTTTGAGATTTCGCGCCGTGGCCGGCAACTCGAAGGTGAGGCTATACGGCGTGGGCACCCGGTCTTGCAGCATGAACGGGTTCTCGATAGTGAGTGCTATTTGGATATCGATAGACAAGTCTACCTTTTGGTTGGATATAAATATTTCGAGCATGGTTATAGATTTGCACTGTTTTGAATCTCTCTATATTCCGCATCTTTCTCGTAGAAGCCACTTTTGCCCAAAAGCGAAACGTTTGCTGTGATTGGCTTTTCGAGATTCTTGTTTAATTTCCGAACGGCATCCACGTTTTCGGTGAGTAAGTCTTCTAACTTCGACTCGTTAGTAGCCTTTTTTGGTGGAGCAACCCGGCGACTAATACGGTCCATATAGCCGCCCCTGGCGAAGCCATCCAATCGTCTGGAAATAGTCTGCCCCATAATATTTTCCAAGTTCAATGTAGAAATGGTGCCGTTGCGTTGGGCCGTGTCTATCACGTCAAGAACAGGCTTTACGGATGGATTATCTACAGCTTGCTTGCTAGCGACGAATTCGGAGCCATCTTCGCCTGTAATGACCGTGGGGCCATGAACGTAGCCGCGCCGCGTTGGATCATAGGTCGCGTTGAACTTTCTGCGGTCCTGCTCCCTTTCTACTAAGAAGCCGCCATCGGCGTATCCGGACAACGAAGGCAGGGGCTGTTTGAGAATAGTCGCCAGTTGTAGCGCACCCATAAAACTAACAATGCCGGCCAATACGATCCCTGCAATGCCGCCTTGAGCAAGTACTTTTGTCACAGCAACCGCCGTATTGGCAATAGCGTTGGATATGGCGATGTTCCGTTCGCGTTTGGCTTGATCGTATTCCATTCGCGCCCGTTTCTTCGCTAGATTCTTGTCCAGTTTTTCGATTTCCCGGTTGTATGCTTCTTGACTAATCGTTTCGGCTTCCAGTCGCTTTTTGAGCGATTCTTTTTTACGGTTGTTGGCGTCTTCGAACTCCTGTAGTTTTCGCTTTTCCCCGGCAGCAACAAACGCGTTGTATTGCGCCCATATCTGGTTCATGGCCAAAAGGGCATTCGCCATATCCTGAACGCCGAGCTTCCCGGCCTCGAGGTTGGCAAATAACATTTCCCAATCAGATACGCTCATGCCGAGCACGTCTACTTTGGTGGCCTTATCTTCAGCGATGTCGGTCTGATCTGGGTTGCGGAGCTTTGCCAGCTGCTCACGGACCTTGCGAAGGTATTCTTCGAGTATGGCTTTCTCTTCCGGGGAAAGGATTTTATCGGCAAGGTCGATGCCATCCCATTCGCCGGAATCCAATACGGATTGCATCAACGCTCTAAGCTCTTCGAGGTGCTTCCGGGTAAGGTTCGCCTCTTCCTGCTGATATTGGCTTTGAAGAATTCGTTTTGCCTGGTTGAGCGTTTTGATTTGGCGGAGTGCTTCTTGACTGAGCGCGGAAGAAAGTTTTTGTTTCGCCTGTTCCAGTGTGCGAACGCTGGACAGCTCTTCGTTGTTGCGGATTCGTAGGTCCGTAAGCTCGTCTTGATAGGCCTTCTGTCGATCTTCGACGCCTTTTTTTATGGCTTCGGCATCTATCTTGCCGATGTTGGCTGCATGTATCGCCTCGAGACGCTCCAATGCCTTCAACTGCTCTGCAGTCAGTTCTTCACGTTTTTTACCGTAAACGCCTGCCAACTTGAGGCGCTCTTCGTGTTGCTCCTGTTCCTGTACATACTTAGGATCACGTGGGTCTAGCAGCTTGTCTCTATACTTCTTTTCAGCTAATTCACGCTTGAGCAATTCGGTTTCGGCTACCTTCGTGGTATTACTGGCTGAATGCTGGTATTTTCGGTTTATTTCGTCAGTTTTCTCCTGATAGGTGTTCTCAATGGTTAACAGTTTTTCCAGTTCCGCCGTTGTCATCTCACGACGATCTTTCCGGAACAGGCCTTCGACTTCTAATTGAGACTGATATGCCTTTTTTGCCTCTTCCAGCTCGGCTAAACGCGCGCGGTTGGCGGCGGCACGGGCTTTGGCTGCATCCGCGTCGTTTAAGCCAGGTGTCACAGTGCCACCTTCAAATTCCTTTATTTCTGGATTGGATGAATACAGCTTGTTTAGTTCGCCTTGTGCATCTAGAATGCCTTCTGTTAGTTCGTTTATCGCGTTGTCAATGTTATGAATGGCTGTCACGGTTATTTTCGCAGCGGTTGTCGCCGCATTCCTTGTGCCGAACAATCCTGCAGCACCTACGCGCATCATGTCGAAGAAGCCAAGATCACCGGCATCCATTCGTTGCTTTTCCAGCTCCTGTATTTTATCCTGCCGGGCTCGAATCTTTGCTTGAAGGATGATTGCCTTCGTTTGCGCTTCAATTGCTTTCGTGGCTTTACCTGCCAATATCTGTTCGTCTGTGTACTGATCTAGCACGCCGGGCATAATGTCCCGCAGGTTCTTAACAGCGATCAGCTTTTCGTCTCGCGTTCGGGTCTCGTCACGCAGTAACTTGGTCAGACGCTCTATTTCAGACTTTTGGGAATGGCTAATCCGTTCTGCCTCTTTCTCGGCTTCGTTCAATGCCTTCTGGGCGAATTCGGCTTCGTTGAGCCGCTTACTGAACGTAACCAACGCTGTGGCGAGCCCCAGTACCAAGGCGGCTGCGGCCGCATAAGGGTTGAGGGCTACTTGTATATTTAGCAAGCGCTGGGCGGCAGCAGCACGGGCTAGGTTACCCGTAAGCAATGCATACAATCCGTTGAGCGTAATTAGTACCGTACGTTTAGCTGCCATCAAAGCAGTGGTAATCGCCTCCCATTTGGCTACCAATTGGACTGTTGCATAATAGCTAACGAGGGCAACGGTCAACGGAGCGATGACCTTCCAATATTTTGTTGTGAAAGATATGAGTGTAATAAGCGTTTGTAGGAAAATGACCAATAGGTTGTTTCCGGAAGTGATGACCGGCCATAACTTTTCGCCGAGCTCGCGCCAGAACTTGGTGACTTCTTTCCGTGCCTTATCCAGTTCCGCCGCGGCGGTAGCATTCTTGATGTTGTATTCTTCGGTAAGCGATGTGCCACGGGCAAACGCATCGTTGGCCAAATTGATCTGATTGGTCAGAATACCGGTGTTATTGGCCAAAGAGCCGAGTACGCCGATGACGCGCCCACCGTCCAAACCTAGATCACCCAGTGTCGCGGCCAGTTCGTTGATACCATTGGCATTGTCCTTCACCCCGTGGAGCACGGCCGTGAATGCGGCCATGAAATCTTTTTCCAATAAATCTTTAAAGGCGTTTACCTCCATGCCTGCGTACTTGGCAAACGACGCGGCATCGCTGGATAGCTTGAGGAATAATTTGCTCAGGGCGGTGGAGCTCACTTCTGACGTCTGGCCCAGCTGATCGAGTGTAGCTCCCAATCCAAGTATCTGCTGAACCGTAATGCCCGCCAGCGGTGCAACGCCTGCCATGCGCCGGGCAAATTCGACCATATAGCCTTCGTTGGCCGTTGAAGCCATACCGAGCTCGTTGATGGCGGAACCGACCTTTAGCAAGCCTTGCTCCATGCCGAAGGTATCACTAACGCCGAAGATATCGACCAACTTGCCGACGGCGGCGACGGTTTGTTCCACATTTCCACCCAAATCTTCATTCAGGGCTACCACGAGCTGGTTAGTGGAATCAATGAACCCGCGCAACTCATCCATATCGGTGATGCCGAGCTTGCCACCAATCCGACCTAAACCAAGAAGATCTTCCTGCGATGTACGGGTATCGAGTTTCTCCAACTCGGCGTTGAGCCCCATAACCGCTTCTTTCTCGGCATTCGTCGTCTTCATCACGTCCGCAATCTTGTCATCGAATCGTGAAAACTCATCGGTGGCTTTCCGTACACCGGTGATAACAGCTGTCATGGTGGCAAGTCCACCCAATGCGGAACTAAAAAAGTTTTTGATACCGTTGCCCATCCGGGTAAGCACGCTGGCAGTGCGCTGACCTTGGGCGCGCAAATCATTAAGCCGAGCCGTCACCGCATCTATTTCTCGGCTGTATGCCTTGTATGCGTCGCTATCGGGTACGGATTGTTTCCGTAGCTTGATCAGATTGCGTAACGACCGTTCTAACGTATCAATCGATTGGTCTTCCAGCTTTAGGCTTTGATTGAGCCTATCGAGCTGTTTTCTGTTTTCGGCGATTTCTTTATTGTGTTTATCCAGCTCCGCGGTTAGCTCCCTGTATCGTTTGGTGTTTGTCAGTCCACGTTTCTCTAGCAGCTTCATTTCATCTTCAGCAGCGGCGGCAGCACTCTTTGCATCTCGCAAGGCGCGGGACACCTTGCCGATATCCGACTGTGCCTTATTCCCATTGACGATGATGTTAAGGACAAGGTCTTCCTGTTTTAGTTTCGTCTTAGCCATTACCAGCCCCTCCTTTCAGCCATTGCCGTTTGATGTTCAGCCGCACTTCGTCTGTCAAATCATTTTGCACACGGAAAGCGATGGCATAATAATGACCCATTACGAATCGGTTGTGGATGCGGTAACCCTTCCGGCTTTTCCGTCGGCCCGCACCCTTGCGTTTACGAACCGTATCACGACGGATATCCAGAAACCGTTGATAACTGGGGTGAGTGATTTCCAATGTGGCCGACATCCCGCCATTCTCGTTGACTTGGAATGTTCTCTCGTTGATCAGTCGTTTTGTGTGGAAGACCAGTTGCTTGCGTATTTCACGGCCCTGGTTACGCAAGAAGCGCGCACCCTCTTCTTTGAGCACGTGTTGGATGAACTTCCTTTCGATTATGGACATAGCCTGAATGTTTCAAGCTAAGGTATTGTGGGGTGCTGGGGGTGGAAAGGACACGCCTACCGGCGCATGGGGGGTGGTATAGATGCTATTTTTTTTAGTCATATATCACCAAATGCGACCGGATTGCAATTGCAACTAAAAGGCAGGGCGGGCCGGGCTATCGAGTTTGTGAGCGCGAAAGTGATTTCTGGTCAGCTCCTGTTAAGATTTGAAAATCAAAAATTTAGCGAAAAACAACAGGACAAATAAGGCCCTATTTCGAGGTTTTTGTGGCGGTTTTCGGCCTTTTTTGAGGTGTTTTTACGGGGATGGCCACAAAAAAAGCCCGGATGTCGGGCTTATTCTATGGGTTGGACGTGAAATTCAGGACACTGCTACGTAACCGTTTTTAACGTCGTACTGGCCGATAAGGGAATTGTCTTCTATATCACGGATATAGAGCGGTTGTCCCTTTTTCACAAGAGCGGTGGTTCGGGCGTATGTATATAGGTTTTTGATGATGTTTTCGGGGGTAGGCCCGATGATTAACTCGCGGAATAGATAGAACGCGCCTTGGTCAGTGGTGCGGAGCATGCCCTTCTTTTTCATGTCGTCGACCAATAGCATCAGCTTGGTCCAGTTGCCCACTGTTGATGGTTTTGCCTTTGGTGAGCGGGATTTGCGGAGTAGTTTCATTATTGCTTACTTTTTTTGAATGTTCGTTTTCCATGTTCACCTACTATTTTTATTAAAGTCAAATATTGGACTACCTTCTTGACTTCGTTCTCAGTTAACATGTCAGAATATGGCATTTCGATATTCTGTATTGTAATTGGTGCTCGATTCTTAATAATATGTCTAAAATCACTATTTCTTATTTTCAGCAAGTTACCTAAAAACACAGGGTCCAAATAATTGTGAAAATAAATGATGCTTTCTGTTAACTTATCAAGCCGTTCACCACACTGGAGCATTAAATCAGAATAATGTAATATTCGTTTTTCCTCTGTATCATACGAATCGGATAACTTCGAAAAATTTATTTTTTTTCTGTTTTTTCCAAGTTCTGCGCACCACCCTTCGAAATCCGATATATCCTTAATATTCATAGCCTCAGTGAAGTAGTGTCGGATCATTATTCCATTCGCAAGCATACTATCAGTCATCTGCCTTAATGATCCCCCCACATTATTTTTCCACGAATTGTTATGCCGAATTGTTATTAAATAGTAGAAAATGTAAGCCGAACAATATGCAAGTAAGAAGTCGGTCGATATTTGTCCAATTTTATGCCCATACTCCAATATTTCTGGATAATTAACCCACCAAAAGTTGATACAAATAACAAGCGAAACACTTGAGATAAATAAAGTGGTTAGTAAGGTTGATATATTCTTCATACTACAAATATAAGCATTAGTAGCTCAATGTCATAGACCAGCCGTTGAAGCCGCCAAACTCGCGGTATTCGGGGTCTATTTCTATGGATGACGGGTCGAAGTCGTTCCAGGGTGAGCATCCCTCGGCTTGCTGTTCACCAATGTAGTCGATGATGGCGGCAAGTACGTCCTGCAGACGCTGGTATTGTTGCAGCTCACTGGCGCGGGCCTGGTCGTCGATGTCTTTTTCGAGCACGAATAACATCATGGTGTCGTGGGGCTGGTAGGAATCGGGTTGGCCGCTGTAAGTGGTGCTGGGCATCACGACGACCAGCCAGATGCCTTGCTTGTCTTTGAGCTGGATGGTGGCATGGCCATCGTGGGCGACAACGAGATGGCCTTGTACGTCGTGGCCCTCGGTTTTCAAGTGGGTCACGATGTCGGTGAAGCTGTCGTTTAGTTCGGTGATCGTCATTTTTTGCGGTTTTTAAATTTACGTTCCATCTCTTTATTGTCGAGGTGGTTTTTGTACAAGTAGATCAGGATATCGAAGAGCCCGGCTTTGTCGGTTTTTTCTGCATCGCCGAATATGCCTTCTTTGGCTACGTCAAAGAGCAGTCCGGCCCATCCGATTCCTTTCTTTGCGGTGCCGGAAGCGGCGGTGGATTTTGGGAATAATACGGCTAGGTTGATGGTCTGGCCGTCGATGATGATGTCTTCGGACTGGATGTATTTGATGCAGTAGGAAAACCATAACAGTGTCGTTTGTTTTTGCCATAGGGGAATCGCTCGGGTGAGCAGTGCGTATTTGCCGGTTTCAGTTGCATCGAAGGCCGAACGGCGGTGGTTCTGGCCGGGACGGTATAGCACGGCCATGAATCGGTTGAGCGCGTCGAGGGCTTCGGATGCGGTGTCGGGATCTTTGGCGGCCGCAATGTGGGCGTCCATTTCGCGGACGGCCGCTCGGAATTCTCCGAAGGTGAGATCGCCCAACAGATCGGCGGGACCGTAAAAGCTGTTTCCGCCCGCTGATATTTTGGTGAGCATATTTTTCACGGTGTCGATGTTGAGCTCCATTCGTGGCGGTTCGTCGTCTATGGCCGGTGCGGTGGTGAATGGCCATGCGCATAGCTGCTCGGCGAGCCGGTAGATGGTAGCGGTGATTTCTTCGTGCTGGGCGTGGGCTAGTCGCCGGGTGACGTGGTACTGGGGCGTGATTTCGAAGCCTGTGAGGTGCGCGAAGACGTAAATGCGGAATGCTGCAAAATCAATCGTTCCGGACACGACTTCAAAGGCGCGTTGCAAGATGTAATCGCTTTGCTCTCGGGTGCATTCTTCCCAGCACGATGGAAGGGCGATGGTTTTATTCTTTTCGGGGATTTCGAGGGTGTGCATTATGTACGTGCGTATTTTTTGCAAGGATCGTTATGTGGAGCTAAGTCCTGCGGGTTGTATTCCGGTTGGTTTTCATATCGGTATTTGCGGATATCGTCGAGGGCGTCTTCGGCGTCGCGTTCGAGGTAGAGGGCGTACTTGCGCAGGTCTTCTGATGGTGGGATTTGAGCGCCTTTCTGTGTGTGGCGTTCGGCTTCGAACTGCTGGACAACACCGCGGGGCAACACTTGGATGGATAGGCGTTTGAGTGCCTTGGCCATTGTGAGCAAAGCAAGGGCCTGTTGGGTGAGACTGAGCAGGGGTTCTTTGGCTTCCGGCACACTTTGGGCGATGAAGTCGTTGAGCAATGGCTGGTAGTCATCGCCGAGGGCCTGACGGATGGCGTTGCGCTGTACGTCGGCAATGAACGGCCGTACGGTGTGGTAGAACAGCCCGGAAAAGTCGATCGGGTAATGTTCTTGAAAAGCGGCCGTGTTGGGGATGAACAGCTTTTTGGCGGCTTTCTTTTCATCGCTGTTGGCCCATTCTTCGAGGTCTGTTTTGTCGAGCCACGCGATTAGCCGGTCGGTGGCTCGCTGGGTTTTACGAAGATGCGCTTCGTCATCTTTGTCGATCATCCATTGCCACGCCATTGACTCGCTACCTTTATCGATCTTGACCTTGCGACTGGTGTCGTCGTGGCTGACGAGATTAGCTTGGTAATATTTGAAAGCGGCGCCCAGTGCGATCGGTAGTTGCAGGTGTTTGAGCAATGCTTTGTTTGTGTCGGTTGCATCGTTAGCGATGGTACCTGGTACTTTACCATCAGTGGAGGGCGTGTAGATTGCCTTCGCACGGTCGTAGATTGCTTGGCCAACAAGACGGACGATCGCTTCGGTTTCGAGTTCGACATCGGTTGCGACCTTGGTAAAGTCGTTGTTGGTGTAGTAGCTGCCTGTGAGATTACGTAATTCGATGGATGATGATATGATCATGGTGATTGCTTTTAAACGGTGTTACGCATGCGATCTTCGGGCTTTGTGTCGGCTTCTGTTTTGACAATGTCGCGGTAGAACCCGAGTTTATAATCCTTACCCGGGAAGTTGACTTCGATGGCTTGATTGATGGGCTCGAAGATGACTTCTTCGGGGATGTTGACGTCCGAAGCGAGGTATGCTTTGAGTGCATAGAGCAGCTGCGAGCCGCTGGAAAACTGACCTTGCAGAATGATGTTGGATAACGACGGATGGAGACCCATGCTGGATGTGGTGGCGCTGTCTGCCTTTTCGCCAATCTTGATCTGGGCTTCGATGAAGTCTTTTATCTTCTGGTCGATCGGTTCGATTTTCCACTCGCAAAGGTTTTGCTCGTCGTCGTAGAAATCGACGGTTTCGATGAATTTGCCGGCGTTCTTTTTACCGGCCAGGGCGGCGGAGATATCGTCGAAGATTTTTGTTTTGAGTTCGTCGAGTTTTTCGTCGATGAAAGTCGCGGGCTTGTCTTCGTAGATATCTTCCAGTCGCTTGCGTTTCCGTTCCCAGTACAGCGCGGGGCTGTGGATGTGGAAGGCGGCGGCTATGCCGTTTTCCGTGAGGTACTGGATGATTTCGGGAATTTCGCTGGACCGCATGATCCATTTGAGTGCGCCGTAATACCCGGGGATGCTGTAGAAATTGCGGGCGAAGCTGTAGCTGTTGTGGTAGCTTAGGGCTACCGTGTGGCGCCATGGCTCGTCGTGATCGTAGACGGGGTATGTGGTAATGCCGGTGCGCAGGCAGTTGTTTTCGAAGTCGCCGACAAAGATGTTTCGGACGTCTTCGAGGCGCTGGTCCTGCGTGTCGGGCCATTCGAAGCGGGCATCGGTAGCGGGGATGACATCCAGTTGTTTTATGAATCGCTTTTCGCCGATGCGCCATCCACGGCGCTGGAACCGGCGGACAAAGAATCCTTTGAGGTGCTTGTATTCGACCATGGCCATGTCGAGGAATCGGTGGAATTTCCAGCTTTTGAGCCACTTTTCTATTTCGAGGTCGCGCAGGTATTTGCGCTGGATGGTGCCGTCTTCGGAGAATTCGAGGCGGTACAATGCGGGGCCGTTGCCGAATAGCAGGCCGATTTCGCGCTCGATTATGCCGGGTGCCAGGGCGTTTTCATCCATCACCTTGCGGATGATGACGGGCAGGTCGTTGTTGGTGCCGTAGGGTACGATTTTTTTGCCCATGACGTAGGTGGGGTCGCGCTCCCAGTTGTGCTTGTTGTCGAACAGGACGGTGCGCTGCCAGTCGTTGCCCTGGTAATTGGCGGCCACGGTGTAGACTTCGCCACCCAAGTGGATGGCGGCGGAGTTGTTTGATATTTTTTTGACGTTGCTCATGGGCTATGGTATGTGTACGCGCTGGCCGTTGAAGGTCATGAGGCAGCAATGCCAGAACCGGCGCGGTTCGTTGGTGTTCAAATCGAGGTATTCTTCCTGCAGCTGGGCGTGTTGGTTGTATTGGTCGTGGCCACGGGCGCGGAGCCGGGCGCTATTGACGGTTACGATGCCGTCAGTCCGTTGACGGGTACGGTCGTAGCTCATGAATGAGAAACTGAATGGTTTGCCAATTTTTGTCAACTGGCGCATTTCGCGTATGGCTGCGTAGAGTTCCATACAACGAAGGTATCTGATGACACCTCTCTAGGAAAGGACAGGTTTAGGTGAAACTTGGATGCTGGGCCAGCTTCAATCAGTTAAAAAGTAAATCTTTTTATGAAATCTGAATTTGAAATCCGCTCATGCAGTTTCGGAGCCACTAATGACAACACCATGGATAACAGCAAAATTGGACACAACAACATTAAAACTAATATAGATACGAAAAATGATACCCCATTAGACAGAAACCTTGTAAGTTTCTTTACGCTAATTTCACGATCTCGTTCGTGTCTAAATTCACTTATTCTTCGCCTGATTAATTCGTTATCCAATACCCCATCGTATTTTTCGTAGAAATCACCGTTAATAAAGTATCCAACGATTACCCTATCGTGTTCATTGGCGATTCCCTCAACTATGGTAACGTCGTTATTATCTACCCTAGAGAAGTTCAGTTTATGGACTTTATTAATTAGGTCGCTCTTCATAATCAATGTTTACCCGACTAAGGTATGTAAAACTAGCTAAAATTTATAACCCAAGCATCGAAGCGTGATGGGTTGTTTCCGGCAAGCGGGTGCTGATGAACCTGCAAAAATACGATGCCGGCAAATGCCGATATTTGAGGTATGAAAAAATTAAGCAATAACGCAGTAAACTTTTCCAAGGGAGAACTTTCTGCTGACCAGGTAGCTCTGGGGTTCGAAGGTGATGTAATTCGTATCACTGAGGTGTGGATAGACAACGGGTTTCAAAAGGCAAAGGGCATTCTAGAAAGCCATCACCCAGATTGGACCGGGTCTGAAGTGCGTATTATTCACCTTTTATCGGAAACCGATAAGATTTCATTGAAAGTGGGAGAGGTTTATCCCCGATCTATGTTCCGGCCACTTCGTGAATTCAATTGGGACAAACCGTTTCAAAAAGGAATCAGTATAGTTAACACTGTATGCTTGGACCTATGCCTTGATATGGACGCTAACCAATTGTCCTAACCGATACGTCGCCGACGTAGGTGTCGCCGGTGGACCGGATGAGTTTGCGCCATTCTTTGCGCATCATGAGGTATTTGAAGGAATCGGACGGGTTGGTTGATTCCAGGGGTAACCGGTGGATTGGTAGCTTTTCGGATTTCTTGTTTTTGACTATCTGGCCTTTACGGTTCTTTTCGGTCCGGGCGTTCTCGAGGGATGCCTTGAGTGGTTTGCAGTTGTAGAAGTCGATGAGCACTTTGGGCAATCGCTTGTTGTGGCCTGACAGTAGTTCTTGCATGAAGATGTATTCTTCGTTTTGGCCGATGTTCCCTTGACCTTTCGAAATGAGTAGGGCTTTCCATCCAGTGCGCTTGCCTTCGCGGTCTTTTTCGATGGCTTCCTTTAGCTGGCTGGCGTAGTCTTGCTTTGCGTCGGAAAAATTATTGCCAGCGCGGTCGTAGTAGATGTTGATGGTTTTTTCCCGGTGCGGTTTGAAATAGCGGATGAATTCGTCGGCCAGCTCGCGTATGAAGTCGGGCGAAAGGGTGTAGATGAATTTTAAGCACCGGTAGTGTTTGGGGCCTTGCTGGGCAATGGTCATGGACATCATGTTGCCGAAGTCCATGCCGGCATCGAGGGCACGATCCGGATTGAGGTATTTAAGGATTCGGCAATCTTCTTTATCCCGGATGCCGAAGCGTTCATCCCATTTGGCGTCGGTCCCGTCGGTGTAGAAATGCCGTTCGCCGATGTTAGCGTAGAAGCGGTCGCCCGATTCGAGGGATGGTCTCATGGATAGGATAGCCGTATTGGCATCTCCAAGGTCGGTTTCGTAGGCGTCGCTGAACCAATCGGGTGTGAGGATATCGGAGTTGACATAAGATGATGCGATGAAGAATAGTGTTTCAGCGTTCTTTTGACGGCGCACAATTTCCCAACGTTCTAGCCAACGCTCGTATGTACGGCGCTTCTTAATTGTTTCTTCGGTGTTGTTGGGCTTTTCGGCAGCGACGATGTATTCCTGCAGGGCATTATTGAGGATCAATGCTGTATTGGCAACGAGCATGATGGCGTCTTTATTCATCCGTTTCCCTTGGCGCACGATCCAGTCGTATTCGCCGATGTTGCTCGTGTTGGGCATGTCAGTTGTGAACGTCTGGCCGCGGTAAAAGACGGTATTGCCATATTTTACGAAGTAACCTCTGACTGCTTTTAACAGGTTGGCTATTTTGTGCTCGGCGAAGTACTTCACTTCATCGCCAAAAACGTGGACGTATGATCGACCGGCGAGGGATGCAGGGCGATCTAGCGAGCCAAAGGTGATGTTTAAGCCACTAAAGAAAATCATGGTATGTTTATATGAGGCCAGCCGGTTGTATGGCTTCCAGAAGTGGGTTTTGATATCGGCGGGAAGATCCTCCTTTTCGGCATCGGTGTATTCCGGCGGTTGCTTACCTAAGACGTAGTGCAACCCTTCTTTAAACCCTTTTCGTTCGAGGCCTTCCATGACCATCGGTAGGACGTTTTTCTGGAGGTTGGAATACGTATCGGACACCCAGCATATCGGAGCGCCGGGCATGTCGTAAATCATTTCGATGAGCCGTTCGACCAGAAATTCAGTGGTTTTGGATGAGCCGCGGCCCGCGATCAGCAGAAGTGTTTTGGTCATGACCATATTTGCCAGCTGGGCCAACCAGTTGGCAAATGCGACGGTAACGTTAGGGCTACTTTTCTTTACTTTCGGTCTCCAGCTCATCGAGGTATTGATCTAAAATGATGGGTTCTAAACGGGCATCCTTTCGTATCCGGGCTTTATCGGATTCAGGAATTTCGAGCGCGTCGATCTGCTTGGCGATCACGTTTCTATTTGGAGCGGGCAAACCGATATCGGGGGCATCCAGCGAGAATACGCGGACGGGTTTTCGGAATGCTTCAGCAGGTAATTTTTCAGGATCAGGCTGGTCAAGTCCGCGGAGTTTGGCGGCTTTCATTTCAATGTTGGCCGCTACTTCGATATCCTTAGCGGATTCGGCATTGTCGAATGCTGCTCGGGCCAGGTCTTCGAGAAATTCGGCTTTCTTGATGCGCAGGGCTTTCTTTTCGACGTTTCGGTCGGAGTAGAACAGGTTGACGGATTCGTCGTACATCTCGGAGGCTCGGGCATGTTTGAGGCCGTATGTTTTGACAAAGAAATCGACAGTGTTGCGGCGACCGTATTTGCGGTCCATCGAGTTTATGAGGGTGAGCGCGTCGAGGTATATTTTTTCGTCGGTATGGAGGTTTGATTTGCTGCCGCCCTGAATCCAGTCTTCGAGGGCTTGGAGTGACTTCCGGTCGGTGGTGCCGAAGATGTCTGTTTTGCTGATTTTGAAGCCACGGTTTTTCCGGATGTCTTGCAGGCGTTTTGATGCGTCGATATCGCCACGCTCGGCCTTTGACAGGATGGTGAGCGATTCGTTGGCCAGGGCTTTGAATTTCCCGGCCTCAATCCGGTAGTTTATGTGGGATGTAGGGTCGTTGGCGATGTGCTCGAAAGGTTTGACCGGCAGGTTGAAGTACCGGGCGATATCGGCGGGCTCATAGCCGAGCGCGGCCAGCTTTTCTAGCTTTTCGAGCTGCTCTTCGTCGAGGCCGAAGTTTTGATGTAGGGTAACGTCTGACATTGCCAAAATCCGCGTTTGGGCGGATAGTGGCTAAGGTATGGGGAGGCGGGTGATGGGGAAAGGACTTAATTATTTCATCAATTGGGGGTTTTGCGTATTTAATTGTAGCAAGCCCTCATACAATTTGTTTATAACTTCAAGTTTACTTAAGGATGAGCTGCTATTGGTTTTAACTTTTTCAAACAGAAGAAACATGTACTTATATAAGGCACCATCAATTGTTGGTATAGGATGTGTATTTTTCAAATACCCAATCCGAGCAACTAACGAGTATTCAAGCATAGGAATGTCTGGATAAATATTCAATAATTTCACAAAATATGGACTAGATTGTAACCGCTTAAGTCCGTCTCTAAAATCCTCACACGCTGTCAAAAACAATAATTGTGAATGTTGATCAGTTTTTATTGTTGCTTGCTTCGCATTTTTTTTGTCGATTGAATTGTAAAATGTGATAAAGTATTTAACCACCAAATTGATAAGTATCGCTTCTCCATTTTCAGTTTGAATTCGATCTACCTTTTTTTGTGTTACAAACTGTGAATAACCTATGATTGCCGTGCATATCAATGCTAATGCCGATAAGACTATTGACAAAATATCAATTGTGTATTGATAATTACCTTCCATAATGGTTTCTTTTAAGCAAAGGTATTCATTCTTTGATAAACTTACTGATTTCTAGTAATTCCTGCTGGTATGATTGAATTTTACGGCGGCGGTCAAAGTCCAGGTGTGGCTTTTTTCCTTCAGTAATTAGTTTTTCGATGCGCCAGATGTTGTGTTCGATGTTGCGTTTGCGTTTGTATAGGTCGACGGTGGACATGTTTCTAAAATGCTTTAGGCGCTGCATTTCTTCGAAGATGGGGTGTTTTCCGAGAATGGTTCGGTTCGTTTGGTAGTACGATAGCTCCTGATGGATCGCGTGGTTTTCGATGTAGTTTTCGGCGAGGGTGCGGACCGTATTCAATTCTTCGTCTAGCGTGGTGCAATCGAATAGTTTGGCGTGGGCGGCTTTGTATTCGTGGTAGGCTGTGATTTTATTGCTGACTAGAACTTTGAGTTCGGGCGGGGTGCCGGGTTCGGATAGGAAGGTGTAATCGGCGCGGAGCTTCCTGTTATTAGACGCGGATGACGCTGATTGAGCGGATGATAGCGAATTTTCTTTTTTGAGGTGGTTTTTTTGGGGGCTGGGCGGGGTGATACCAGCACGGTGGCATAGGGATTTGACGAGCAGCTTGTAGTTAGCTTCGGTTTTTATGCGTAGGATGTAAATGGTTGGATGGCCTTTGCCCACGGCTTTGACATAGAGCTGCAGCCCGGCGTCGTAGTCGGCACCGGCTTGCAGCCATTGGGTTACGGAATCCTTAATATTCGTCATATTCCCAATCCGTCGATTTGATGTCTGCATCGCCAGGAGCCCATCCGTTTTGGATTTCGTCGGCTTCATTCTTTATGCACAAATACTTTGTGCACTTAATTTGTGCTTGGTTGGGGTCTACTATTGGTTGATGTTTTCGCTCGAAGTAGTCTTTCACTTTCCTGGGAAGTGATTTGGCACCTAGCAGTACGCCGATTGGAAGGTCATCTTCTGGGCGCATGAATGCGAATACGTTTTTCGGCCACGCTTTGCGACGGGCGGTGTTTCCTTTTTCCATTGCCTCGTAGGCCTGTTCGAATGTTTGATTTTCCATTATTTGTTTTCTTTGATTTCGAGGTATACTTCTTCGCCTTGGTCGATCCAGCCATAGACCATGTCTTTGATTTTGTTGAACTGGATGCGGGAACTATTGCCGGTACCGGGGCCGGTGAGTCTGGTGACGGGTGCGATGCATCCGAGCAGCTCGGTGGCTGCGTTGTTGGCTGGATGGATAAGTATCAGGCTGCGATCGGGCACTTCTTCCAAGTGGATGTGGTGCTTGAATTTCTGGCTGTACCGCTTGGTGAGCTGGTAGGTGCCTTCGGGAATGCATGATTCTTGGATGCGATTGTTGCGCCAAGGCAATTCGATGGTATAACAAAGCAAGTCGCCCTGCTCGTTGTATAGCAGTCCGTTGGTGCCGTTGATGTGGTAGGTACGGCAAAGGGTGAGTTTCTTCATGGTGTGGTAAATAATGATGGCACCGGCACGGGTCCGGCACCATCGGGCTGGCAAACCAAATTAAACTTCGAACCGGGATTTTTCGGGATATGCTTCCTCGAATATGTGGCTGATTTTCTTCCATCCACGGGTATTGCAATTGAGGTACTTGCGCCGTTTGAGGGCGGTTTGCACGACGTCGAGCGGCGGGTTTTCGGAATATACCGAAATGAGAATGGTGCCGTTGAGCGCGCCGTTCAGTTTGATTAGGCCACGGGGTTCGGGCTGGTGGTGGTTGAAGTATGCCGATGTGAGCAGCACGCCTTTATCGAGCGCTTTGTAGCCGCGGATGGTGTCGGCCAGTTTTTCGGAATCCAGCACCATGGGTGTGTGGGTTCCGTAGTTGAGCGTTGCTTTTCCGGCAGATTTCAGCATGCTGGAGGTGCGTCGGGCATTATCGCCGTACATGCCTTTTTTGTTGATGTCGGTCAGGTTGCCCAATATTTTGGGCTGCTGCAGTTCGCTCAACGTGGTTGGCCCCAGTAGGAAGATGTCGTCGTTGGTGAGGATGAATTGCCCGTTGACGGTTCCGCTGGTGATGGCGTACAGTAGTTTGTGGGCCACGTCGGCCTGCGGGTTGCGGATCTTCTTCGGGTTGTCGCATCCACAATCTTCGTCGACCATATGGACATCTATGGGTAGATGCGTGATTTCGTCGCTGAACCAGTCTTCGCGCTCGCCTACGACAACTACGCGGAAATCGCCTTGGTAGTTTTGCTCCCAGGTACGGAGGGCGTGTTTGAGTTCGCCACCGGCGGCGGCACTGGCCAGGTAGGGAATCAATACCGTGATGACTTGCTCTTCGATTGTTCCGGATTGTCCGGTGCTGGATTGTTCATGTACTGTCTCTTGAACGACGGCGGGTTCGCCAGATGCTTCATCAGCGGGTCCGGCAGGTGCGCTATCAGTCGCTGTGACGGTTGCTGTTGCTGCAATATCTGTGACATCGATATCGGCAGCTTTTTGTTGCTTGGTGTCATTTTCTGGTCGCTTATGGGTGGTCTGCTTACTTGCTTTTTGCGATTTACTTTTCGCTGGTGCTTTTTTGGTTGTTGCCATGGTGTTGAGATTTTGATGGACGATTGGTTAAAAACCCCGCGGACCGTTCGGAACCGCGGGGCATTGTTATGGAGGAAATGGCTAAACGCCGGAACTTCCAGATGATGATCCTTCATCGGGATCGGGTGCCACTGCCGGGATGGCGCCACGGTAGTGGGCTGGCATCAGGTTGGAAGGCAGCGGCTGTGTAAACGTGAAGGTATTGCGGACGGCTTCATTGTCGTCCTGGCCTTCGAGTGTGAACTTCATCGGGTTGCAGATGGTGCCGTGTAACCGGTTACCAAGTCCGTCGCCGCATTCGCGGGAAATGGCCAAAAACCCTTCGCCCAGATTGTTCTGGATGAACTCGTCGATTTCAAGCGAATTGCCTGGGTGTGCGAAACCGAGGTTGTCGACGATACCTTCGGCATCTTCGTCGCCTTCAATGGTTTTACCCCGAGTGATGGATGACGGCGTGGCGTAGATACCGATGCCAACGGCTCCGGGCTTGAGTTCTAGGTCGCCCGTTACCAGGACGCCTTTATCGTCGCGAGTTGGGTCGGCCACCACATCGCGTGTGTTGAACAGCAGGATGGTGGGGTTCTTAGGACGCGGAGCGCCTACGGGTCCGCGTTTTTTTGGTACTGATGCATTTACGTACATGGTGAAATTTTTTCGATGGTTTTTGAAAGGCCAGCGCCGTATTGGCGCTGGCTGTTATCTGTTACTTGGCCGTGGCTACACGCCGCTGCCGCTACCGGATGATGATGACGAACCGGTTGATGATGAGCTATCGGCTGGATAGCTGTCGGCATCGCCCGGCATGTCTTCGTAGATATCCGACTCGCTGCGTGGATCGGTACCATCACGGAACTTGGTTGAAGTGCCGTAAGTGGCGGTGAGCTTGGCTTGCGGATCGTAACCGGACGGCACGTAGGCAAACACGGCTTCGGCAATAGCGAAACCAGCGGCGAACCAGAATTCACCGAACAGGCGCACCTCGTAGTTGATTTTTTGTACGTCGTTGATGACCATGGGCACTTCGTTTTTGTGGCGAAGTTTCACCTGGTTTTGCGCTGGTGTGCTCCACAAGATGGGTGAGCCGTAGAGGCAATCTAACGGAACCAATGTTTGCTGCGAGAAATCGATCTTGTCGTTTCCGAAATCGCCTGATTGCCCGGAATTGGTTCCCCAAACTTTTTTGTAAGCACGACGGTACCGTTTCCAAAACTCGTGAGAACAGTGGATGTTCATTGCTTTGTTTCGGTAGAACGGACTGATCCAGTCGACGAATTCTTCTACGAAATCGAGCACTTCTTGGTCCGTTGCGTTGGTGAAGTCGAATGGCGCGGTGGGTGTGAAGAAATTGACCCGGCTGTTGGCTCCGAGTGACTTTTGCTGCACCAGAATGGTTTCTACACCGTCCATGCCATCTTCTGGCGGAGTACCGGCGTCGCCTTCGCTGATGGAGCTCCATTCGTGTTCGACATATTTACCCTTGCCGAGCATTCGCAGCTCAATATCTTCCAAGATTTGGGGATATACTAGCGTATCCCAGATGTACTTGGTGATGGGCATCTGATCGGGTGCAAGACCTTCGTCGTACAGGTAGAAAAGGTACGAATCGAGCACCTGGGCCGGGATGATGGGGAAGTTGATTTTGTGGCGCCGGTTCTCGATGACCAAGGGGGTGAACTTGGTGTTTCCGGCGGGTGTCCACTTGGGGCTGAACTGTTGCACCACGCTGTTGATGAGTGCTTGCATGGCCTTGTATTTCGTCGTGGCAGGCACGGTGCGGAAATACTTGGCCGACGTGAAGTCTTGGAACAGCTGGCGGATGATTTCCAAGTTGTTTTGGTCTTGGCTCAAGAACGTGCCAAATTCGTTTTTGATGTCAATGACATCGATGGTGGCGGTAGACGCACCGGTGAATACGCCGTTGCGCAGAAAATCGGATGCCGCTTGGTAGTGCGGCAACGCCATGTTGACGTTCATTACCTTGGCTACTCCGGCTTTGCGGGGCAGTTTGCTTTCGCCTTCGGGTTTGGGAGCCTGCTCTGGCTCTTCGCTTAACCGGGCGACGGTGGCTTGCAGCGTTTCTTTGTCGGCATTGGCTTGGGCCAACTGTTGTTGCAGTTCCGTCAGGTTGTTGGCAACCGTCTGAGCGTTGTGGTCGCGTATAGCCGCTACTAGGTCTTCGGCGTCATTGTCTGCGGTTTCTTCTTTGAAATCCGCGAGCTGCGTTTCGAATTTGGTTACGGCTTCTTTTCCGAACAAACCTTCGAGTTTCGTTCGTTGGTCTTCAGTAAGCACGCTTTTACCGGAGGCATCTTTGGAGAATGCTTGGATTTTTAGCGTGGTCATGAAGATGGTCATCAGCTTTTTAAACATGGCTTTTGGGATTGGGGGTTAATGATTATGATTTGAGAAATTCGTTGCGGATGGCTAGCTCCTGGGCGTACTGGATGGCGCGGTCGCGCGTGCCTATCTCATCGATCAGGCCAACGGCCAGTGATTTTTGTGCGTAGAAAGTTTTGCCGTTCAATAGGCCGGGCTCTTCGAGGTTGAGCTTGCCGCGGCGGTTTGTTTTTACATTGTTCTGGAAATCGACGGCCAATGGTGATAGCTCTTCGGACTTGAGGAGCTCGTAGTCTTCTTTCAATGCATTCTCGAATGCGAGGTTTTTATGGTCGGATTCGGGCGCGTATACGGTATGCAGCTTGTAGCCCAGTTTTTCGTAATAGCCTTTTACATCCCAGAACGACATCATGACGCCGATGGAACCTACCGTGGCTGATATGCCATTATCGGCAATGATGCGATCGGTGGCGGATGCCGCCCAATAAGCGGCGGAGCATGCCATATCTACGGATGCTACGACTGGGATGCCCAGACCTCGAGCAAACTCGATGGCCTGCACGACGGGCGCTACGGAATCGACACTTCCGCCGCCGGAATCGGTATCCAATACGATGGAGTTGATGTTTGCATGGACGGCGGCGGACCGCATGGCGTGGGCTACCTCTTCGGTACCGTAGCTGCACCAGGTGCCGTACTTGAGCATGGTGCCTTTTAATGGGATGATGGCTGTAGAGCCTTTTGGTGCCTGATCGAGGTCGCCAAAGAATCCATCGACAACGGTACCGGCGGAGATGGGGAATTTCGACCGTATTTTTTCGTCATTTAGGTCGGTCGTTCCGTTGAACCCGTCCCAGTCGCGGTTGATGATGGACTGCACGGAACCGGCGAGGGCGACGGCATGATCTGGAGCAATAAAAAATTGCCCACGGAGTAATGTACTTATGAGGTGGAATTGCCAGTTGGAATGTAGAATGCGTTGCATGGGCATCTTGTTTCAGCAAGATTACCCTGATGCGCTGGCGGTGGAAAGGACGGTTTTAGGCCGTTTTCAGTGGTATATGAGTGTTTTGGTGGACTATTTGGATGGCTTTTTGGGTGGTTGTGTAATTGGGCTCGATGGTGACGGGTAGATCGTCGGTGCCTATTATATAGGTGGCATCGTTGCAGACTTCAACCAATACGATGCCTACGCACCGGATGGGGATGATTTCTTTGATTCGGGCGGTGATCTGGGTATTGAATAGCTCGACACCGTTCGTACGGTTGCCTGTAACCGTCATCCGGCCGCTGGCGGCATGCATTGGAATGGTGGTGAGCTGGCTGGTCTCGAGGGTGGCGGTACCGTCGTGGTTGTCTACGTAGCGAATGACGTCTGATAGCTTGGTGAACTTGATGCTACAGATGATATTGATGCGTTGTTCCATGGTTGTTTTTCAAGTTAAAAAGTTGAAAACCGGGTATTTTTTCTACAACGGACTGGCATTGAGCCGATAAGCTGTTGCGAGCGTTGATTTGATGAGTCTATCGCGGTAGTGAATCTTCTGTAGCAGGTGGTTTGACAGCTTTTCGAGGTCGTTTCTTTGCTTCCGGTACTGCCTTTTCTTGAGCGTTTCCACATCGCCGATCATCGATACCAATTTACGGTTGATGATGAAATTGTGGATGACATCTTTCTGCATCATGCCCAGACGGATGCCCGCCTGGTAATACGATTCGAAGTCGATATCGAATAGGGAGTCGAGCAGGTCGTTCAGCTTGAGCTGATCTTCGGTAGTGTAATAGAGGAAATGGTTTCGGTGGCTTCGAATGGATTTGGTGTTGGGGAGCCGGATACGGATTGTCTTTTCGGAAGGTTCGTGTTTGACTGGTAAATCCGATTTGCTGACCAATGCACATAGGGCCTTGCCGAATGTGTTGTGCCGGAATACGCTGAATGCATCGCTTTCGTACGCGAACTGCGAATGCAGGTATTCTCGAAGCATGGGCTTTTTGATATCTATAAGAACGATCATCGTTTGAGTAGTTAAGTAATCAAATGATGACTCTAATATAGGGGTTTTGTGGCTGATTTTCAAGTTGAAAAGTTGAAAATATGGTATTTATTTTCCGATAGTTTTTTGGGGGACTTTTCCGGTGCGGATCGCCGGGTTATTTTCCCGTTTATTCCTCTCCCAAATGTGAGGTGGTTTAAGTGCACGAAATTTTTGTAATGTTGTAATAATGTAACAACGTATTGTTTTACAGCATGTTGGGTCGATACATTTTTAAATTTAGAGTTGTAACGGCTTGTACTGCATTTTGTAACACGGTTTTGCATTACATTTTATTTGTAATACTACTATTTCTATTACAATAAAAATTGTAATACTGTAACACACTTATATTGTTCGCTCCCAGCCCTTTTCAAGTCTTTTTAGCGAAGCTATTACATTATTACATTTTTTTCGTGCAAAATTAGGTAGAGGGGTTTGGGGCGAAATCGGCCGGGCACGCGTAAGGCGCGGCCGGAATCGGCGGTGTGGCCCGATGGGCCACGTGTTGTAACAGTACGATGAAGAATGGAGTAGGACCAGTGAAGGGTGGCGCGCGCGATTAGACGCGCTGAGAATGGCGTATTTGATGCGGCGCTGGCCTGTTGGGTTGTATATGGGGTTGTGGGCGGCTAGAACTCGACATCGAATCCATCGGAGCTGCTTTGGTCGCGCCAGTATTGGTTAACGGCATTAAACGCAGCTTCGAGCTTATTCCTATCGAACTCTGCGCCAAACAATTCTTCACCGACATAAAGGTCGCCGAGATCATTATATATCAACCGGTCTGGGCTAAACTGGCGCTTGTACTCGTCGTCTGGTGTGAATAGGTAGCCGTCACCGTTCTCGTCGATGGCGATCATCCGGAAGTCTTCCGGATTGGTGAATACTTTGTAACTGCTCATATTGGATCCTGAATTTCGGGAACGTTCGTATCTTCTCCGCGGATGGCCGTAACCCGTCTCACTCGATGGGCAAAAAATTCGCCATCCCATGGCCGCATCAACTGCTTTATCTCAATGGGATCGGTCGCATTAAGCCAATCGTCACGATCGACCGGGTCAACGACGAACGGCATTCGTTTCTTTTCGTTGTGTATTTCTTCCAGTTGGGGATTTGCTTTGGTTGTGATGACGCTGAAGGTGGGGTATCCGTTGAACTCGGCCCAGACAATGCCGAGCGTAAACGGCTCGTGATGCTCCAGGTGCAAGTAATAATTCTCCGTGTCTTTCACCCCAGCTACCTTGTGTGGTTCGAAGAATCCGTCGACTATCAGCAAGCCCCGGTTCTTGGTGATGAAGTTCTTATAGCTGGCTTTTTCGAATATCGATTCCGATTCAGCATTGAGCGTGTTGGCGTACTTATTAGCACCTTCTTCATCCTTCACCCAGAACGGTATCAGCTTCCACCTTGCCGGAACAACCGTATCAGGTCTGTTGTTTAGAATTGCGGGCAGTGTAGGCCTAACGAAGCCGCTGACGTGATAGATACGCTCGCCTTGGTATTCGCTGCCAAGCGACTTAAAATGCTTGCGGATAGCCCGCTCGTCGGGATGACTGGTATGGTAACACATAAATACGAATTTAGGGAAAAACAAAGTAACGGGTACTATGTTTGGGATATATGTTTTCAAAGCTTACACACGAATTACTACGCGAATTAGAGGGAAAGGGCTACAACTGTCTCAAATCAACATCGCATTGGGGTGACGAATCCCCGACGTACACACCGATAAAAGTTGACAATGTAAATGAATACCTCATGTGGGGAGACCTGCACGGCCAGCTCGGCGACAACCCTCATTTCCTTGTTATCAGCGAAGCACTTACAATTCCGGAAGAACAATTGTTTGGATTTGTGCTGGACGATTAGCTAACTTTGTTAGCATGGAGCGACACACAGGCACGATGGATTTCGATTACTTCGGCAGACGGATAACCATTGATTACGCAATGACCAATCTAGGCGGGAGTCCGCATATCTATATACGGGACAAAAACGGCAGTTACCATACTTTCTTCCATCAAGGCAGTTGGCAGCTAAGCGGGAATTATACACTGAAGTGGCCCGCCGATTTCATGGCAGTGCTGTTCGCTGCGTTTGATATCGAGAGGGAACGGTGGGGGCTTTAAACCTCATTCAACGGTAAGCGCTTAGACCCAAGCCCCAGCTTACGTTCGGGACTATGGCGTTCAGGCGTGGGTTAAGTAGCCTGACTACTGCTTGTTCGAGTTCGGGTGTCGTAATCATGACTTCACTTTCCTCAATAACCTCCCTATAACCACCACGTCACCATGACCGGCGAAATGGACCAGCATGGATCCGTTCTTGCCGCGTACGCACTTGCCGTCATACCTGCGAACTGGATGGCATATGGCTTTCTTTAGCGCGGGGTCGGTCAGCTTGTCGCCGTGATAGATATATGTGGTCATAATTCAAACTCCCAAAATGACAACTTACCTTTTACGTTTTGTATCGGTTTATCGAATTTGACGGGGTTGTCAAGCACCCAATTGTAGATTGGTTTTTCTCCCATATACACACCTGCGGGAATTTCTGTTATCTCCGCCCATATACTTGGGTGATTTATAACACAATCAACTATTTCGACTTGGCCTATGATGGCTGATACAGGATAATCCCGCAACAGCATATCGGTTTGCACACTACCTGGCAGTGTTGCGAACTGCTCATCCGTAAGTAGCTCCCATGGATGCGGATGCGCGTATTTAGCGCTGGTGTGGATTAAGGTTGGCCCACGGAATTTCGTTGCCCACATGCGGTTTTCGATAGACTTGTAGCCCTCCACAATGAGGGAAGCCCATGGTTGTTTGACAGTTATACATTTCATGGTCAGTAATCTGTTGATGCGATGAAACTTGGTTTTTCGGCACCGGCCATGAATTCGGCTACTGTTTCGACGACCTGAAGCTTTTCGTGAACTTCGAGGTCTGTTTCGGGGTCGACGATATCCAGTGAACTCCATTTGTCCGGGTGAATGAGTTCGATGTTGTCGTCGGTGCCGAAGTCGAAAATGTTGACGCTGAGTTCGGTGATCATGGTCTGTATCGCTTCGATTTCGGTGCGGGCGCAAATCCAATAGTTCTCGCCGCCGAAAAGGATGTTGTAAACGTTCAGGCTATGGGGATGTGGCGGATAATCTTCTGGTGGCGCTGGCATAAGGCCGTGCTTTTCTGGCGACATCATTACACGGCGCATGCCGTAGTCGTGGGCTTTAATTGCCACGGATTCTTCGGTGCTTCCGGCGGTATAGTAAACGCTAGCGTAATTGGCCGAAGCCTTCTCAATGGTTTCTGTTTGTTGTTTTGTGAGTGTCATTTTTTGGTTCCTCCTAAATATCTTTTCTGATTAATGCTACGATGAACATTGCGGCTAAGATTACGATTGTGATGCCCGCGCTGATCCATAACGGAGACAATACCCACCACCATGTCCAGTTTATGGTGCCGATGAGTTTAAGAACGATAAATACAATTGTTAGCAAACCGGTAAATCCGATACCTGTACTGCTAGATGATGAATTGTTGCTCATGATAATAGTTTTTGTTTGATTAATTTTTCGAATGCTCGTTCGTATTGTTCGGTGTGCCCGTCTTTGGTAGCGACGTAGTCGTACCAGGTGCGCGTAATGAACGCGCTGCCGTGGATGTGCTCGGGCTCTTCGCGGTACAGCCGCTTTACCTCGTAGCCGTGAGATGCAAGGGATTTTAAGATTTCTTCGTCGGTGAAGTGTAGGGTGAGTTTCATAGTTGATTACATTGGTCCGCAGCTTTCGCCGTAGGCGCCAGCTGGAAGAATCCATTCTTCGTTATCGTTGAAAATGATTTGTTGGTCGTATACTTGGGAAGTGGCCATCCTCGCCAGTTCCGGGGTAATGTCATTGTATGGCCTGCCCAGGGCAATAAGGTCCCTGAGCGTCATGTTCCGTTTGATGGTGACGCCGAAAGAATCCTCATACATCATAATCTCATCGCCCTGGTTCGGACTGATGGTGTATGCGCTGGCGAACTGGTCGGCATTACCGAAGATGCAGAACTTGCAGCTGCAGCGGCTCCATCCAAGGTAATAGCAGGGGTGGACGCGGACGCGGTACCGCTCGATGATATCCCAGACCCTTCCTTCTTTCCAGTCGCGTATAGGACGCCAGCGGTCAACTATTCGCCAATTCTTTTTGCCCTCCCTTAAATCTGCACGGTCAGGCTCATGTATTTCGTATGCCGCCCTTGCCTTACTTTCCTCACCGCGTTCACCGGATATGACCAGAACCTTCCTTTGTAAAAATCTGCCCTGATTACGGATGGCGGTCGTCATGACATCAATCTTTAGGTACGACGAACACCATCTGACGGATAGGTCTACCGATATCTGCGGGAATTTTTGTCTGGTAGCTTTAGTTGCCCTTGTGCCTCGTTTTGAGACGCCAATACTACCGTCTGGTAGCTCAAAATAGTTTGGTTGTGTGTAGGCGTTTTCCCGAAGCATTTCCCGCTTAAAACCTCCTTTTTTCCACGAGAAATACAACGGGACGCCAAACGCAGCAGCAAACTTCCTGCAGTAGTCTGGTGTGACCTCCCAATCCATGAAAGTCTCTTCCCGACCGTCGATGTCATGGTGCCACAATTCAATTTTATCTTTCGGGATTCCGATATCAAGCAAATGAAGGAAGCAGGATATCGAATCCTTGCCGCCTGAAAATGCTACTATGTATTTGTCGTATCCTTTCATGCTGCCTTGATATTTTGTTTGTACTTCAATACCGCGGATACATTAGGTGATACAAGTTTTTCGGCCCATTTTGGCGGAACAGCATTACCGATAAGCCGAACGGCATTCTTGGCCGACAACTTAAGATTTGGACTGGTGAAATACCCTCTCTTGAATGTGCTGCATGCGCCTAATTCTTCGGGATTCAGAAAGCGGGCTTTGATATCGAAGTCATCCAATAGTGTGACAAGTTGATGCTTAAAATCCGTCATCACCGGCGGTAATGGATCATCGAGGGAATGGGTGTTTAATCCTGGGTTTCCATTTGAGTTAAAAAACGTTGCAATAAATTGGATTTTTTCGAACCGGATAGTAAGTAATTGATGTACATCTCGGGCAGGTATTGTGTTGATTGGGGCATCCAATGTTTGCGATTGAATGGTGCCATAGTATTGGCAAAGTATATTGTTAACCGTGGTCATTTGTTTGGTCTGCCAACATAACTGAGGTTTCATGGGTTCGTCAAGCTCATGGTAATTGTCCGTCCGGATATGATCCATGATGAACTTTAACTTTTCTACAGTAATCAACTGATGCCTGTTCTCACATGGAATGGTGTTGATTGGTGTGTCTAGGCTCTGAAACCTATTTGCGTTTTCCCCGCCGTAATAGTGTGCTAAAAACTGATGGAGTTGTGGGTACAGTCTTTTGATGCCGCCAGCGATCCTGCGGAGCGATTTGTAGCATAATGGTTTACGTTGGCCTTTACGAAGACCTGTGTTAAACTGCCTTCCGAATATGCTGTTCCCCTCGTTGGAAGTGTCGATGTGCGGTCGACATGACTTCCATTTTTGCTTGCCGTTTGTGCCGCACTTGGAGTGGGTGAAATTGGGGAAAGAAACGTTCACGCCCGGGCGATGAAAAAAAGCAAAGTAGCGTACACGTCGTGTGGGTAGACCGTCGTCGGCGGCATTTCGTATAGACTCTTTGTATTCGTAACCAAGATCCATTATCGCTTTTTTCCAGCGTTCGAACTCTTCGCCTTGTCTGGATTTAATAGGTTTGTTTTTCGCGTCGAGCGGCGCCCACTTTTTGAATTCGGGTACATTTTCAATACTGATAACAATTGGCTTAAGGAACTTTAGGTAACGGTACAATTCCCAACCTAAAGTATAAGATCCTACTTTCTTTTCTTTGCCGGCATTGGCCCGACTATGATATTTACAGTCGACGGAAGCATGTACCCAGTCTACGTAATCCATTTCGTGTTCATCCTGCGTACATACATCCGCCCAATAAACTTTTACCCCTTTGTGCCAGTGGGCATTTGTTTTTATTGCAACCTTATCATGGTTGAGTATCCACTTCGTTTTTACGCCTGGTAAGTCTTCGACACCAGACGTCCAGCCGCCACCACCAGCGAAGAATTCACCAAACGTAATTATTGAAGGGTCTTCAGTAGTCGAGCTTTCTACAAAATTCAAGCTGTACTGTTTTGTGTTAATTCTCATACAGCCTCCTCAATTAAGTCAAACAACGTAGGTACGGATTGCTTAAGCTCGGTGGCTTTGCAATAATTTGAGCCGTCTAAGAAGTACGTTGGATTGAGCTCGATGCCTTTTCCGTAGCGGCCTTTCTCTACTGCGATCATTGGCACGGTACCGATGCCGGCAAAATAGTCTAACACAACATCGCCGGGGTTACTCATTTGCTCGATGACGCGCTCCACAATATCAATCTGGAACGGGCATACGTGCATTTCTTTACCCAGACTCCACTGGGAGCCGTTGAGCGTGCGCATCCGCGTGATGTCGGTCCATACTTCATCTGACCAGCTTTGCGGCTGAAGGATCATGAAGCCCGGCGGCAACTTGCCCTGCGCTTCCAGCGTTTCGGCAATGGATACGATTTGTTCGAAATCCCAGACATCTTCAAGCGAATGGGTTTTGAATAGCTTGAAAATTGCATCGGGCTCCAGCTTGGCTACTTCTTCGGGGTTTAGCAAACGGTCGCCCGATGACCGGGTGAACCCATGTGCATCCATTTGCCAACGGGCACGGCTATATCCTTTGCTCCAATTTTTTGAAGATTTATCGTACATCCGTTTTTCTTTGAGCACGGGAACATCGGCATATGCATTGGACGTATCGGTTGGTGTTTTCCGAAACAGTAAAAGGTACTCGGGCATGCCGACACCCATTTTACTGCCGTCTTTGCATTGCTCTGACCATCCGAGACGATACGTTTGACTGTTTTCCCTTACCACGTCGGTGACTATTGTTTTCATACCGAGATATCCGAAGCCGTGTTTGATGAAGTGGTTGATAACGTCGCAATGGAAGGGATAGGCTGTTTGGTAACCTAGCCCGTTGATTCCGCCCGGCACGATGCGATCTTTTACATGGACGGCACATATACGGCCGGGCATGAGAACGCGTAGGGCTTCCGGCGTGGAGAAATCCATTTGCTGGAAAAATTCCACCGTGTTTTCCGAATGGCCATAATCCGCGTAATTAGGCGAGTACTCATACTGCGTGGCGAATGGAATAGACGTAAGTATCAGTCCTACGCTGTTGCTTTCGATTCTCGGTAGTTCCAACACGTTGTCGTTGTTGACAAACGAAAAGTTCTGGCCTTTAATTTCAACTCGTTCTACGCCCATTTTTCTAGCCAACAGGCTTGCCATGGACGCTTGTGACAATCCGTACTTTCTTACAATTTCTATCATTTTGTTTACCATTTTATCATGTTGCTGCCATTTGTGTTCAAGCTGTTTGCGAATCTGACGTTCGGCTTCGGTATAGATCAAATCGATTCGTGTGGGGTTTTTCTGGCCGAATCGAACGATGCGGTGGATGGATTGAATGAAGTCGTTGAATTTGAAACCTATGCCGGAATAGATGGCCCAGTTGCAATGCTTCTGTAAATTGGTGCCGGACCCTAACATGGAAGGTTTAGCCGCGATCTGGGCAAGTGAGCCGTCGGAGAATTCTGAAACGATCTCTTCGCGTAATTCCAGTTTTTGCGTGCCGAAAACAGCTTTGCTTTTCGGAAAGGTTTTTTGGATGTGACGACGTTCGTCTTCCAAGTCATGCCATAGGATGACGTGGCTTTCCGGTGATTCCTGATGTATGGAAAGCATTTTGTCTACCCGCCGTTTGAGGCTCTTCCGTTTTTCTTTAGCAGAACCATCCAGCCCGATAGCGGCCTCTGCGAAGGCTTTGTATTGGCCATTTCGTTCAACACCGGCATCGTTGTGGTCTGTCGGTATTTCATGCCAACGAACTTCCATGGGCGGCAATACGTACCCGGAATCGTCTGCCGGGTTGCCGGTAAGGTCTGACGGGACCGAAACGAATAACGCCCAAGATGCTACCCATAGCCAGAATTCTTCTGTCTTGTGCGGATATATCGTAAGCTTATCGGCTTTGGTACTATCCCGTTTGAAAAAGCGCGTCTTTGCTTGCGAGACATCCATAATGCCGAGAAAGTCTGCATATGCCAGCAGTTCGATGTAGTCATTGGGTGATGGCGTGGCCGTGGCGACGAACCGGTAGGGTACGGTTTCGGTACCGCGGCGATTGCCATGGACGCCTGCATCGCCGGTGAATAGCCGCATGAATTCACGGAAGGTTTTGGAACCTCCCAATCCCCTGAGTATCGATGCTTCGTCTAGACTGGCTACGTTGAAAAGGCGTGGGTCCAGTTTTCCGTCGCGCACCGTTTCGTAATTGGTGATGTAAACGCCTGTTTCGGCCGCTTCGTTTATGTTCCGAATAAATTTGGGGCCGGATGGCCATCCGAGTATTCTGACTGCATCATTACTGAATTCCTGACGGACGCCCAACGGCGCGATGATCAACCCACGGCCACCGGTTTTGGTGAGTACGATGCGGACGGTTTCTAACTGTGTGACGGTTTTGTGCAGGCCGAATGAGGCAAAACAGGCACGGCGGCCACCTTCTACCATCCATTTTACCATGAGCTTATTGTGGGGTTTGAGCGCAGGATTAACTTCGGAGATTTCACAGTCGAACCCGTCGGGTTGTGCGAGCCTTATTTTGGATTTCAGGAATTCGTTGTATCGCTGTAGCCTTTCGTTAGTATTCATCGCATCACTATTTTGCGTTCATCAATCAGTTGCTGCATCACTTCGACCGGGTGTGTGTTGGTGACAGCCGTGGGGTTGCCGATTTGCTTGAAGCCGACTTTTTGTAGCACGGATTTGTCGGGCGCGCCATACATGTTGATGCGGTGGCCGTTGGTAAGTTCTAGGGTGTAGCCGATACCGGATGGTGGCTCGGACTGGCCGGGGATGCCCCAGTGGGTTTCGATGATTTCGAACTCGCGTTCTTTGCCGTCGACGAAGCGTTCGCCGAGGCCGAAGGGGGGTCTGTAAGTGGTGTTGGGTTCCATAATCGTTTTTTAGAATGGTAAATCGTCTGATTTTTTAGCTTTCGGCATACCGTCGTTGCTTGTTTGCTCGGGCTCTTCGATTTGGAGCGACGGCGGTACGTCAAACTTGGTTTGTATATATATCATATCCTTACTGACTTTTTCGGGGGTGTCGTGCCAATGGCCGGTGCTCTTATCGAGCTTGCGGACGGTGACACGCATCATGATGCGGGGGGTGGCGCCGCTGGTGTTGATCAGTTCTTTGGGGTTGAGTATGTAGTTGTTGTACTTGCAGAATGCGCGTAGAGCGCGGCTAAACCGCTGGGTTTTCCATCCGCCGCGATAGCGGAAGTTGAAGTCGTCTCGAGCTTCATCGCGCGGGACTGGCCGGTCTACTTTATCGCCTATGAGACTGAAATATCCAGCGGCCCATTCTTCGAAATCTGGCCCCATATCTGCGAGCAGATTGCGGCGCGATACGTTGTTCATTGGCGGGTCTATCTTATTGGCTACACTCAGATAGAAGCGTAACGACTGCATCATGTTGACGTAGAAATGGTTCCATTCGGCATCGGTGAAATCCATGAATAAGTTCTTACCGAAATCGTCGCCGGGCGAACGGCTCTCGAGGTAGTCTGTGGTTTCGCCAGCGATATGATAGAAGTCTGAAAAGACGGTGTATAGCAGCCGGGCTTCAGTGGATGGGTCGATATTACGAAGTGTGAAATTGGATGTGATGGCGTACTTGCCTACTTTTTCGTAGGGAATGGTGTATGGTGCCATGTTTTTTGGGTTGACTTTCAATTCGCCCGTGATGGCATCGAAAAAGAACTTGAAGTTGATGTATTCGTCGGCATCGTCGATATATATGTATCGGTGATGCTCGGTGAGGCCATCGTAGATGTGCGGATTGTCTGTAATCTTAGGGTTGCGGCCACCTAGATAAAAATACCTACGCAGTACGAAAGGCAGCGCCTTGTGGAAGAGAATGGATTTGCCGGAACGTCCGTGGCTTCCGCCATCGTCGTTGATGTGGTTATCCATCGCGAACACACACCACGGCCGGCGGGGGTCTTTGAAACGATGGAGCAGGTAGCCCATGGCAAACAGTTTGTTGATAAGGTGCTTTTTCTGCTCGTTTTGTTCGTCGTCGGTGAGTAATGGACCGGCGATGTTGAATTTATTTTCAACACGGTAGTCTTCGCGCTCTTCGGGCTTGAGCTTCATGATTTCTTGCTCCAGCTCTTTGCGCCAATGGATGCGACTGGTTTGTATGAGGTAGTTGAAGAATAGATCTTCGTAGTGATTGACGGTGATATCGTATGTGTCGTGCTCTTCGCTGTAGGTGATGGTAAACGCTGGGGTAGTGGGTTTGTAGAAGTGCTCGATGACGTCTTGCTGCCAGACGTACCTGTTGACGGCGCCGGGCTTGTGCTGGATGATGTCTTCGCTGGTGATTTGCAGGGTGGTGTTTTGGAAGATGTAGTATTGTTCGTGTTTATCGGTATCGTTGAATTCGATGTCGATAAATGGCAGGTTGCTAAGGCTTGACTCGCTGAGCTGGGTGGTGCGGTACATGGCGTTTCGCAGGTCGTTATCGAGCATGCGTTCTTTGAGGAACTCATGCACGAAGTTTTTCACCTCGTTGCCTTCGGTTTCGCGCACGATATTGCCTTCGATCTTGATGAACATGTAGCCTACTTTGCGGGCTTCGGTGGCGAGGCGGTAGAAGCCGTTTTTTGCAAGGAAGTTGTAGGCCTGGACGTTGTTGAACTCGTAGGTGTAGCCGGTGAGCATGCGCTCGGAACCGCGGCCGGTGTATTGGGGCTTGCGGTCCCAGAACCGATAGGGTAGGGCGGTTTCTACGAGTGTGCGGAAGGCTTTGGCTTTCCAGTACCGGAAGTAATCTCGCACGTCTTTGCAGGGCTTTCCGCGGTCGCGGTATGTGGCCAGCACCTGAGGCAGCTCGATGGTGTAGAGATCGAGATAGGTCATGGCTTTTTTGTGGGCCTCGGCGCGGCCGGTGGCGTCGATATCCTGCAGTTGGTAAACCTTATCTGCTATTTTGAGCAAGGCGAACCAATGGTTGTCGGTGAAGTCGGCCGTTTCGGAGTTGAGCCATACGGGCCAATAGTCTAGCAATGCGAGGTTGAGCGCATCGGAGCCGCCGGATGCGAGAATGATTTCGGGTAGCTTTTCGACCTTGCGTTTTTGACGCTGGGTTTCCGGGTCGTCGTCGTTGTATTCTGAATCTTCTTCGACGGCCGCGGCTTCGCGTTTCTTGTATTCTGACTGGGCGGCTTTGAGGCCGTGCATGTAGTCTTTGGTGCGCTCGCCGATGTAGCTGAACCGGTGGTCTTTGTTTTTTGGCTGGTAGATTTTGGCAAAGCCATCTTCGGTGAAGATGAAGATGGGGTACCGTTCGTTGCTGGCGAAGGTCATCACCTTTCGGTTCTTGACCAGACTGTGGCTGACTGCCGGGTATAGGTTGTAGCGGGCGGTGACGGTTTTGATTTTGGTATATGCTTTTTTGCGCTTTTCTTCGCCACTGAACCATCCGACGTACCGCAGTACGTTGGGCGCGAACAGGGTTTCGATTTCCTGATCGGTGAAGCTATCGCGCAGTTCGTAGAACTTGTGCCCTTCTTGTTCTTCGCTGGTGGCCGGGCGCTCGCTGTAGTCGGGCCGTGGGGCGTCTTGCGGTTCCTGGCCGGTGAGGCCGTATTGCTGGGCGAGGTGCTGGATGGCGTCTACATAGCTCAGTCCGTTTTCGTGGGCATAGCATAGGATGCCGTTGCGTGGCTGGGAGTCGGAGCCGAAGTCGGTGACGAGCCATACGTCGTAACCTTTGCCGGTGTCTGTTTTCTTGAATAGGGATGCAGACGCGGTTTTTTCTTGCCGGATTTTGAACTTACGGTTCTTTTTGTGCTCGCTTTCGGCGGCATCGGGGTATAATTCTTTGATGATGTCGAGTCCGCCATTGGTGGCTTGGAGTAGTTCGTCTGCGTCTATGTACTGCATGTTGTCGTTTCGGCTATTGGGTTATGTGAATTCGTGCCAGTCGTTTAATTTTTTGATCGTTGCTTTGAAGGGGAACTTGTCTTTGGGCACCATCTGCAGTTGCTTTATCAGGTATGTGCCCGAACAGAAAAGTACCCGTTGCTTGCCTTCATGTTCGAACGATAGGTGAAGGCAGTTTCGGCCCAGTTCGGGTTTGATGATGCTCTTTTCTACCTTCCAATCGAGTACTGTGATTTCGATGTTCAGGATATCGGTTATTGCCATCTTCTTGCCTACAAAGCCTTTCATTTCGGCCTTGATGTTTAAGTCCTTGAAACTGATCATTGAGTTTTTTGATTAGGTGCTTGCTGTTGCAATGCTTTGCCCAACCGTTGTAAGCTGCTATCGATGCGCGGTTCGGTCGTTTTGCGAGCATGCGAGCGAAGCGTTGTTTAATTGATTTGCGTAGTAATGTGTGGTGGTGGTAGTGTATGTATCCGAAAACGTCGATGCCGCGCTTAGCGACTGGGAACACCTGGTAGTTGCCTTTTACCTGAAGGTTGAGTTTTTCGCGTAGGTATGTGCGCACTTTGGCCAGTATGGTATGAAGCTCGGTTTTGCTTGATGACAGGAACACCATATCATCGGCGTAGCGGAAGTAGTGCTTGACGCCGAGATTTTCTTTTACCCAGTGGTCGAAGTATGTGAGGTACAGATTGGCGAGGTACTGACTGAGGTAATTGCCGATGGGTAGGCCGGGAGCGCTATCGATGATTTCATCGAGAATGTTGAGCATGTCCTGGTCTTTGATTTTCTTCCGGATGATGGTTTTAAGGATGCCGTGATCTACCGACGGATAATACTTGACGATATCCAGTTTGAGGCAGTAGGTTGTTTCGCTTTGGTTTTTGAGGGCTTTACGCAGCCTGTACGATGCTTTATGAACGCCGCGGCCTTCGATGCAGCTGTAGGTGTCTGCGGTGAACGTGGACACCCAAATGGGCTTCATGACGTTGACGATGGCGTGGTGTACGATACGGTCCGGGAAGTATGGCAAGCAATAGATGGTGCGCTCCTTTGGATCGTGGATGGTGGCGGTAACGTATGGCGATGTGCGATACGTTTTGTCCATCAGTATGTTTTGCAATGCCATAAGGTTCATGTCGGGATTTTGCCGGTGCTTGATCACGCCGGGCTGTTTGCTTTTTCCCAGCGACGCTTGGCGGTCGGCCGCTTCCAGATTATGGATGTTGTATACTTGCTCGTATAGGTTGGAATGCCTTTTCATTGCCTCTGTTTTAGTCGGTCATCTTCCCTCGCCGTGGCGGGTACCAATGCCCTTTGAAACCTGTGATTTTTTACCGTGCGGGTAGGGTGTGCGCCATCCAAGTGTATCAGATGTGGGACGCGACATTCGAATTCGAGTTATCGTAGTTGTAATCGTTGAACGAAAAACCGCGGGCCGAACGCGCCGGACGGCGCACCACCTTTTTTCTTATCCGTTTATGTAGCGGTCGTAAATGCCTATGTGAGTTTTGCCCATGAATGTTGCTTTTTCGCTCGAATCAACGGTGAGGCGGGACGCGACACACGAAACCGAGTAAGCGCAGCGGTAATCGCCGAACGAAAAACCGCGGGCCGAACGCGCCGAATTAAACCACGGATAGTAGTCGTAGTCGCCTTTCTGCCCTTGACGGATGGCTTCTGCGATGACTTCGAGCTCTTTGCCGGCACGCTGTTGGTCGGTGTCGAACTGGGTGCGGTAGTTGAACTGCTCGATGGTTTCGCCGCGGTACTCGAGGGCTTTTTCGACCGACACGATATCCTTCCAATGCAGTGATTTGTTTGGCTTGATGCTGGTGTTATCGCTGTTTGGAAGTGTGAGGGGTGCGGTGTAATACTCTTCGAAAACCGGGAGGAACTTCTTGACGGCATCTTTGAAGTTGTCGAGGTCGAGAAACGCGAGGCGGGACGCGACATACGAATCCGAGTAATCGTAGTAGTAAGCGTCGAACGAAACACCGCGGGCCGAATCCATCCAAAACCATCCCCAGTATTTGCGCTGCTCATTGTCATCCCAATCGGGTGTTTGGCCTTCGTTATACGCGCGGGCAATGTATTCGAGTTTCAGCTCTGTTACGAATCTTGGGGGGAGAAGCTTCGATTCGTTGATGAATTGGATAGGCTTGATGCCCAGCTCGTCGAGTACATCGTCGAAATCAAAGATTCGATCTCGGACGTTACCGGTGAATACTTTCTTGCCGAAAAGGTTTTCGAGCAATGCTTTGCCTTTTTGGTTGGCTTCATTGTGTGCGGCCAATGCGTTTTGTTTGGTTACCTTTAATTCTTCCATGATTATTTGTTTTTGATTTTTCGGGGTTTATAAAAAATGAATGCTGCGATGAGGGCTATGCCGACGGCATTGCCAAGGAGCCAGTCTCGAACGGTGGGGTCTTGAAATAGATCACGCATCGACTGTAGCCTCCATTTGTTTTGTCTGGGCCTGTTGGAATGCTTCGAGGCTTTCGTGCACGGTGATGCCTACGAGGCTCGCGTTCATCTGTTCCAATGTGGCGTCATCCGAATTTTCCCATCCGGGAAGCAAAACGATGTCGGTACAGTCCATAAGCTGCTGTAATGCGCGGCGCATGAAGGTTTCCCATCGGGATGTTTTTGGAATGTCAGCGCTGAACTCGTGGGGGTTCTTAGCGATGTGTCCCATGTTGCGGACGGCCTTGGTGGCTTCGCGGAAGGCAACGACGTTGCCGTGGGGAATGTTGGTGATTGGACCGGCGATGTAGACGGTTTTTTGTGTGGTTTCCATATTCTCGGTTTTTTGCTTGTAAATGGTGATGGCCACCGCGGCGATGATAAGGGCGTGGGCGATGTATAATGCGACCATCAGGGTGATGATGGTGATCGCTTCCAACGCCCTGAGCCTGTAATATTGCTCACCGGTTTCGGGGTCCGTCGCGAAGAGTGCGAGGTCGCTTTCTTTGCGGACCGGCGGAGCGGGTGGCGGTGGTGTTATGGGGCGTTTCATTTGATAAAGGTGATATCATTGAGCCTTGCGGATACTTCGTACTTGCGTATGCCGCCATTGATGACGCTTTCGGTACTGGTGAATGCGAACCTGGCTTTGGCTTTTGTGCCGATGTGGCCGGCGGTGATGCCGAACTTTTCGATGCGGTCACCGTAGATGCTGACGCGCCAGTGATTGTCGCGGCCTTTCTTATCTCCGAAGTCGTCTGTGTAGCCGGGTTCCATCATGATGATGACCTGACGGCGTAGGCCGTCGCGTAGGGTTTCCGTGGGTTGAACGTCTTGGATGATGACGTTGATGGGTTCTGATTTTGCCATTATGATTGAGTTATGGGGGTTAATACTTCGAAATCTTTGAAGGGGAAGAAGGCGGCGACCCGCTTGTTTATGATGTAATTTTCGAGGGTGAAGCCTTTGTTGCTTTCGGTTTCGTGGATGTAGCCTTCGAAGTTCCAAGCATCTAAACACTCGGGCGATCTGTATGACCATACTTGCATGGTGATGCTTCCACCACCCCGGATTTTGTACCAGGTATTATCGTTAATGGTTGAGCGGAAGATGATGCCTTCTTTGAGGTCTGAACGTCTCATTGCGGCAACCTCCCTTCTATTTTTATGAAGCCGTATTCGTCGGCAGATTGGTGCAAAAGGTAGCTTCCGCTGTATTCGATGTTTACGGAAACGTTAGTGCCGGCAAGTGATTTCAATTGAAAACGCAGGATATCGCCAGGACGGGCTTTATCGTAATAAAGTACTTGGCCGTATATGGTGTCACGAACGACCATATTTGTGCGGTGTAGGTATATAACGACCTCGGATGCGTGGCCGGCGGTGATGTGGTAGGTGAGCTGCTGGGGCTCGGGCTGTGGTGCGGACTTCTTGCTGCATGATATGAGCGATGCCGCGATAAATATTAAGATTAGTGGTTTCATTTTGCCCGGATTAAGGGGTGGTTTAAAAAGCCCTGTTGCCACGTACAGGGCCGATATGACAGATGCTCCGAAGCTACAAGGCCATAAAGAACGGCGTGGCGGAGCTGGCCTACCTTTTACACACGGTTCTTTAAGTCGGGATGGTAGCGCTTGGCGTATTCCTGCTGGCACCAGTACCGGATGGGCACGACCTCATGGAGATACTTGCGATGGTAACGGCTCTTTTCGCCAGGGGCTATCCTGGCAATATTTTGATCGTGCTTGCTTACTTGCAGGATGATGACGTGGAGTTTGCTTTCCGAGTGATCGGCCAGCATTTCTTTGAGTGCGTCGATTGCGTATTGTTCTGTCGCGTTGAGCTGACCGATATACCTGAGCGTCCACTCGCGGTGTTTGACCCAGCGGGTTAGCGTGGCGATGATGTACTTAGCCACATTGGTGTTATACAAATTGATGGCTTGCTGGGTGCTCGTTACAGGCATCGTTATGGTGCGGGTGCGGAGTCCGTTGGGCAGCTCGATGTGGAGCGTGCGGGTAGCGGTGTTTAAATGGGTGTCGAACATGGTTAGTTGTTTATAATATCAGAAGTTCGCTTTTTGAGCGTGGTGACCGTTTGTCTGTTTTTCTCTGCAACATAAAGTGTTGCATTGTGCAAAGCGATTGTGTAGGTTTCACCAGAAAAAAAGTTGTAAACCGTCCGTCGGCTTATGGATTTACCCGTGAGATCTGCATAGGCTTCCATCACTTTCGGGACGTATTTGTCTGGCATTTTAGCCTTTAGCGCATTTAATTCGTCTTGTGTCAGCATTTTGGCATCATTTTTCTGTAGTGCAGCAACTATGCAACAAATATGCAACACTATAATGAGAAATGCAACACTTAGTGATTATAAAATGCAACATTTTAAGTCGCAATTTTGCAACATGTTGAAACACAGAGGAGAAATTTTATCGCGGGTCATTCGCGAGAAGAATGCGAAGATTGCTCCGCTCGCAAAGAAGATGGGGATTGATAGGGGAACGGTTTATCGGCATATGGATGATCCCGAGCTTTCTCTTGATTATATTACCCAGTACGGAAAGGCGCTCGATTACGATTTTTCCAAGGATTTCCCTGAAATGCTCTATGTTTTGCGGGAACCACCGGCAGAGTACGGATCAGCCAAAAGCTACGATGAATTAAAAGATGCAGCAGACTACTGGAAGGATAAATACATCGACATTTTAGAAAAGTATAATGCATTGCTGTTAAGTCGCGGAAACGGTGACAACGGCAAGACCACGTTTTCGGGCCACGGCTCGTGATGGGTGGCGGGTGATAATTAATCAACATAAATTTAAATGAAAAGCTATGAGACAAATTCTTGTATTAATTATCGTTGGCGCAGCCATTTCAAGCTGCTCGGTTGTCGGCCCCGGAATGTACTCGGCCACCGCTATCGACTATAAGCGCTTTAACGATCAAGGTTTCTTTATTACGGAATCTAATTCTGTCAATTTTGAGTATACTCCTATAAGTTCCGTTTCGGCACTATTCACAAATGGTTGGATTGAAAAGGAAGTGGTCGACGAGAATAAGCCGAAGAAATTAAAGAGGCACAAAGATGACGTGTACAATACTGAAGGCCCAAAAATGAAGCAAGTCTACGTGAGAGGCACGCCGGATGGGGTAACCGATTTACTGGTAGAGGAAGCAATGAAGATGGGGGGAGATGGCATCATCAATTTTAAATATTCGGCAGAAGTTTATATAGACAAAGACGGGAATGCTAAAGTATACGGATGGAGTGCGTCGGGGATGGCGATTAAGCGATGA